GTTGGTTCTTCCTCCGACCATGACGGCGACTGATTAACATCTATCTCACTATAACCCGGATTTTGATCCGGGACAATGTTAGAGTATACCAGTACATTTCCGACAACACCTGTTGCGCTGACTCCTATTACATTTATTACAGCATCACTTTCTACGGTGACACTACCGACTTGACCTGTTCCACTCACACCACCAACGTTAATTGTCTGACCAGTTCTTACTGAAACTGATCCAGTGGTGCCTGTCGCAGACAAGCCTGTTACCGGTACATTAGCTTCGCCGTCTATAGTGGCGTCGCCTACCTGACCAGTAGCTTCAAGACCTATTGGGAAAACATTGGCTTTTGCAACAATCGTTACTGAACCAACGGACCCTGTGGCCTCAAGTCCTGTGACGGGTACAATTGCGCCAGCTACGACGCTTACGGAGCCTACTGCTCCAGTTCCCGACACACCCGTAACGTTTACGTTTGCATCTGCGGTGACCGATACGGAGCCTACTGCTCCAGTTCCGGCCAATCCGGTGACGGGGACATCCGCGCCAGCAGTTATGCTGACCGAACCGACCTGCCCAGTTCCCGCTACGCCTGTAACGTTAACATTGGCACCTGCCGTTGTAGTGACACTGCCCACTTGGCCAGTACCAGCTACCCCTGTTACAGATATGTTAGCCGCCGCGTTAATTGTTACGCTGCCAACACTACCTGTTGCTTGTAGTCCTGTGACCGGTACATTGGCTTCCGCCACAACCGTTACAGAACCTACAGAACCCGCAGCTTGTGGTAGCCCACTCTGGGACCACGGGCCTGCGCCCCAACCTGAACGGCCCCAGCCGCCTATTGGGACGATTACGTCAGCCATTACGCTATCCGTATAATCGCGTTACTTGCATCAGCAGTTGGAAAAACAATCGTAAAGTCACCTGCGGTGGATGTTTTGTCCGCGCCGAAGTCCAAAACTACAACAGTCGGATTGGTTACCGAAAGTGACGTAGTATTGGGTGTAGTATTATATATCAATGCCCCACGTGCCGTAATTGTTGCACTAGAGAACGTTTCGTCTTGAAAATCAGTTAGTGCCGTAGTTCCGGATGAAGTGGGATCAACGTTAGTTAAGGCCCCGCCACCCGCACTGTACCCTGTTCCACTCACCTCGTTTGAGGTCGTGTAAGCAGTGGTTGCAGCATTGAAAGAGGCGCTGTTGGTGTAAAGAGCAATTTTAAAAGTATCTCCCGAAGAGAGATCAAAGTCGTGGACACCGTACAATAGCTCTTTCTTGAACGATGTACACATGAAGTTTCCGCTGAAAGCCATGGTTACAGTCTCCTAATTAGTTCCGCAAGTTCTTGATTACCAGAATCAATAATTGCGTTGTACACGGTTGTTCTATCACTTTTAATCGCTTCACGCATGTAAAATTCTAAAACCTTTACAATGTGTTGACGAAAGGCGTGTGCTTGTGCCTGTATTGCAGGGTTTGCAGAATCACTAATAGATATAATCTTATTAGCACATCTCTCTGCAATTTCCTCTGGAGTGAAGCCCCGGTTCTGAGTGGTGTGTACTTCCACCTTGAAGTCAGGGTTCATGTCTAGTTCTAATGCTGGAAAGCTCATTGTTTCGGCCTCACTAGCATACCAGTGCGATAATCATCGGTTACTTCTTTGTTTTCACCCAACATCTTCATGCCGGTCATCGCTTCTGTAAATCTTTTTTCATACGCAGCCATTATATCCTGTTCACCCTTCATATAGATATATGCTTCAATTAAACTGCCATAAAGCATAGCCATCTGGGCGTTCTCACTAAGCCACGTTGTTCCAGAACCTGCTCCAGCAGTTAAACTTGCAGGTCTATAGAAGTAATGTAGCTCCACGGCCCTTGCTGCGTCGGGAGTAGGACCGATAATAAAATTATCAACGTCAAATACCGCATAAAAACGCGGATTACCCGTCGTTGCGGGGTTTGGGTTAAAGGATTGTACAAAATCAGTGTCCTTAAACTCTAAAAACGTCTTATCGCTGTTAGCGTCTACAAAAGAAAGAGAAAATGGTGCTAAAAAGTCACTAGGACAAGCCAAATACTGGTTTGCCTGCGTCATATTGCCGCTGACGTTCTTGCGAAACAGGCTCAACTGCACGTTTTTTAGTATTCTTTCCTCTGCCTGACGTATAAATACAGGCAAATTGGTTACAAAAGACGTTTCATCGTTCTCTGCGTAGTCTTGTATCGCTGTTTTTAACTGATCGTATGTAAAACTCATGGTGTCACCACCGATACGGTGCCCACGGCACCTTGTAAAGCGTCAGTTATTTCGAGTTCCGAAGGCATTTCTGCTGTTCCCGCTGTACTCCAGTTACCATTACCTAAGTAAACAATACCGTTTGTAGTAACAATAAGAAAAGCACTGGTAGGGTTTGGCGAGTCTGGCCTAGCGCCTTGTAACGCCTGCGGATCAGACACGGTTCTAAACGGACCCAGTTGTGGTTGCTTTGGTTCGTACTCATCCGGACCCACAAGCAATCCGTTCCACTCTTTTTTCATCACCTTGTAGGGGTATCTGAAACCAGAGCGGTCTGAAATAGCGTATGAATTTTTACCAGATGCGTACTTTGCCATCAGCCTGTCCTATAGTATTCGTATCTAGGAACAACGTTAAACGAAGACCTATCACGATCCTCAGTTGCTGCCCTATCAAATTCTTCTTCATACATAGCTTTAAGCATCTGAACTCTGTTCGGAGCCCTTTTCAAAGCAATGTAATAGGCTAATCCTGCGGCCAAACACGGATAAAACCTAAAAGGTAGGTCCATTGTGTTAGTGTAAACGTCCGCATCGTCCATACGAGTAAGTGCATCGTAGTAGATAACGTCCGTACTGTTTTGTGGAACAGGCCAAATTTTAAGGTTTGGAGTGATTTGACGGTCTAAAAAGAACTGATTAGGCCTACTTTGTGTCGTTTTTGTCGGAATTGTCAGATACTCATCACGACTTAAACGCTCTAAAGCATAATCTGTGCCGTCTCTGCGGATAATTACAGACAATACGTCAATAATATCGCCACTCAGGTTATATTCTCCCGTGCCTTGCACAAGAGTTAAAGAACGCTGTTTAATGGTCCACTGGTTCAACCCACGGTTAGCCCAGTCAGCCAGCAATAGATTTAACGAACGCTTTGCCGTCTTTAGGTCGTAACCAGTACGCACCTCAAGGCCGCATCGCTCAAACGCTTCTTCAACGTATTCAGCAACGTCCAATTCAAAATCTTTGCTATTAGAAACAGTCATTATTTCTTCTTCTTAACCATTCCACCGCTGCGCATCTTCTTAACCATGCCGCCGCCGCGCATCTTCTTAACCATTCCACCTGCTCTCATTTTTTTAGCTGGTGCTTTTTTCTTACGAGGTTTCATCGCCATTTTTCAGTCTCCTGTATAATTGCTCTCGCTTGTCAAATATCTCACAAGCGTTGTATTCGCCATCATAACTATCATAATATCCCTTTTTGTCCAACTTGTCTGCTGCTTCTTGTAGCTTGGACAATCGTTGTACGAATATCATGCTGTATTCGGTATCAGTCAATGCTTCAATGGCGGTTTGTTCGGAGGCTTCGGTCACCTCGTCATCTGGGTGAAAACCCATCAACCATATGTCTTTATCAATAAAAGTACCCGCAGCAATAAATTCGTTCATTGCATAAAAGTAGTCATGAAAAGCTTCAGGTTCTTTGTCGTTAGCTAAATCTACAATAACGACAAGCTCAAAATTGTCATCGAATTGTGAAATACACGAGTATAAGGTCTGATAAGAATCGTCATACTTAAACAAGATGGCAACTTTATCTTCCATCCACGCTTTTCTAGCGTAGGGACACGGGGGCAAATCGTTGTAGTAAGGGCTAGGCTTTTCCAACACCTCTGTAGACCACTGCATGATTTCCTGCACAATGGCTTTTTCTACGGGCTCGTTGTAAAAAGCTACGTTCATGATCGACTCACAGCCCCTTTTGTTTTTTTTCTTCGGTTTTCTAATACCTTACCGCAACCCCTAGCAATGACTCCGCCATTACCTTTTTTTACCACTTTGGCGGCTTTGGTGTTTGAAACCACTTGCTTCCCTTTAGCGCCTTCACGCTTCTTTTTACGAGCCGTCGAAGCCCTTTCAGACTTGCTAAGACTATTAGCTTTAGATCGAGGTAGGCACCTATCAGGATTTTTTTTATTTTTTGAAGTACCGCATTTACCCGCGATATTACCTTGGCTATCAATTCTGACCCAATCTTCATCGACCCAATCCTTTAACTTGCCCATTATTACTTTTTCCCCTTACTTTTTTTTGCATAGTTAGGGTCTTTACAATATTTAGAGGCTGCCATGTTGGCATAAGCACTAGGGTAAGTGTCGAAAGTACGTTCGGCCCACGCTTTTCCTTTGGGGCATATCTTGCTTCCTTTGCTTTTAGAGGAAGCCTTTTTAGATTTTTTAGAATACGCCACACGGTCACCCTAAAAATTTCTGCACAAAAGGTGCGATTATAATCAAGACCGCCAGTGCCCAAAGCTTTACGTCCAATGCCGATAAGGCGCTCTTATGTTCAGCTAAACGCTCTTCTATTCTCTGATACCTGAGATTGCACTCAGCCTCATGTTTTTCGAGTTTAGCTAATACTTCTTTCACTTCCATGTACTCATCACCACGCTTTACAAGACCAGTATCTGGCACTAAATTTATCTTTGGCCGTGTCACAGGAATGTCGTGCGCGGAAACTTTTACGGTTTTTAGGTTGGTCTTTTTTAATAGACATCTTAGGGTCCCCAAATCTAACAAGTTTAATCTCAGAACCTTTTTTAGCCAGAACGGCACTCTTTTTCTTTGCACCGGGGGTTCTTTTTGGTTTGTTGTAACCTGCAAAGGTTTCTCCCCGGTACTTAATTCGCCCTGATGGAGTTCGAGTGACGTTCTTTGTAGTAGCCATGCTAACCCTCAGTTAAAAAACACCGTTACGTTGGTGACGTTGGTTAGAACAGCAAAACACCCGTCAGAAAACAACATTCCTTCATCGGGTAAGTACACGTTATCGTCAGTGTTATCGGCAAAAGCCAAGGTTAACTGAGTGGCACCATTAGCATCGTTGTTTTTTAATACCAAAGTGGGGCTAGACCCCGCTTGGTAATGGATAGCCTTAACGCGAGTCCGGCCTGCAAAAACAGAACCAGAAGCTGTCAAAAAGGTGGCCTTTACATCAGACGCCATGATTTACCTCTCTAGCTGTGAAACACCGTTACAGAGGTACAAGCCGTAAACAAAGATATGTATATATCGCTTACTCTAATACCCTCATCCGGAATGTTCACAGAATGTGTATCTGAAGCGTCCAAGTCCATGTCTAGCACGGTTGTACCACCGTTACCGTCAGTAAAGGTGATGCGAGGCGATCCAGTAGTTGTTTTAACCTGAACCTGACGAATACGCGCAGGTCCAACACCGGCAGAGCCGGTGGCGGTTAATCTTTTTGATCTTACATCAGAACCAGCCATGCAAACCTCCTTTAAGCGAGGTTAGCGTTTTGCTGATACAGAACCGTTACTCGAATTTCACCAGCATTTGTTGCGCCAGTAGTTGTCCAAGTGATTCTCTTGTCCGCGGTTCCAATGTCTGCCCAAGCCAATGCACCACCTGCTTCAGTAGTGGGATATTTACGTCCAGCACCAGAGGCTACAGTGATTGAAAAGCTATTTACAAACGTAGCATTACCGCCGACCGTATCACCAACACTCAATACCGCAGTAGCATTGCCCATTGCTGTAGGACAATCAATTACGCAATCAATGATTTGTGAATTTGCTGGAATAACGACGTTAGTGACGTTAGCCGCAGAAGCACCACCTGCTAGAGAGCCGGTAGAAAAAGTCTGCGCCATAACGACTTGGCCAGTATTTTTAATGTTTGAACCAAGGGACGTACCCGTGGTTTCTTTGATGGTTCCGGCTTTAATTGGTCCGGAAAAAGTTGTAGTACCCATATGTATCTCCTGTCGTGGGTTATGTCAGACGCACCATGCGGCTGTCAGGGATACTGTCAGGATACAATAAGAATACAGAAAAAGAAAGGGGCAACTTACGTTGCCCCTTCCGAGTCTACAGGGAGAAGTCAATATGAAATCAACTACCCCTTTATAGCACAGTTTACGCTCCGGGTGTACCGAAAACTGAACGCCAGTCAGAAACACCAAAACTGTAACGCTCACGCGCTTTGAAACGCATGTTGCCGGTATCAAAGTCACCTTCCATTGCCGTTTTAATTGGCGAACGGTTGAAGAACTTGAAGCCGTTAGGTGCGTCAGTCTTGATGAAGTATGCGTCTGAGTCAGTCAGGAAGTGGTTAACCACTGCTCCATCAGGAATCATACCCATGTTCTTCATTGCGTTGTTATCGTTGTCAGCAGTGCCCGAACGCAAGTTAGAGTTCAGAACTCTTTCTGCGATGAACTGAAGCTCTTTTGGAATTACAAGCTTCATACCACGTACCGCGATTTTCAAACCACGCTCATCGGTCATACCAGCAATCTCAATCAGCATTTGCTCAAGCGAAGTTTCGTTGAGGTCAGCCGCTGTGGCGAGAAGGTTGCTCTGGTTGCCAGATAAACTTGGGTGAGCCGTAGAACATAGTGCTGCACCATCACCAATTGCAGAAGCACCCGCCGTGAACGCATTGTTCAGGATAGCGGCAGCCTTGATCTGCTTGGTTTGAGCCATTGAACGAGCCAATGCCTTGGTGTAACGCGACGCTAGTCGGTCATACAAGTTATCTTCAATAGCTTCCTCAGTAATTGAGAACGCTAAAGCGATGGTTTCGTGAGTGTAACGAGCAGTATAAGTCTCTTGTGCATCGTCAAAGTTGATGGCAGTGCCTTCACCTTTAACTGGTGCAGTTGAGAAACCGCCGAGCATCACTTCCTCTTCAAAGGCTCTGTCCGAAGACTCTTCCTCAAAGATTTCGCCATGTTCGTTTTCGTAACGATTATATTCCAATCCAAATAAAGCATTTAGACCGGGTTCTAGCTCTTTCGCTAATTGTGCGCGAGAAATAGCCATTGTTTAGCCCTCCTTAAATGCCCGTTGTAGACGCAGTAGTCTGCGAATCAAAACGGCTACTTGGTGAATTGAAATGAGCGTTAAGTCTCACAATAAGTGGAATACCGGCAGCAGCATAATCGCTGTTACCTGCGTCATCCATAATACCAACTATACGAAGCGGAAGCGTCGCAGTAGTATTAATTGTTGAAACGCCCAAGGCGGATGTTGAACTACCGTTGTCGGTAGAACCTGACCTAGCAGAGGTGCCTAGTGACGCGTTCGCAAAAACGGCGGCTTGAGCAGTTGCTTTGTCAGTCAAAGTGGCGTCAGACGCTACCTTGAATAGTTGGTTTGGATTGTCTGCAACAAACGCTTTCACAGGATGATTTGTGTCAACGCTTACTGCACCCGATCCGGGCCAGTAGTTAATAAAAACCGGTTTCTTTGAAACCGAATCGACGTACTCCACCCCCATCAGGACACCTAACGCTTGCGTAGTACCACCATTGGTAGCACCTGCATGGTCAATAACGCCAGCGGCCAGAGGGACGCAAATAGCATATTGATAAATAGCATTAGTGTTATTGGATGCGATTTCGTACTGAGTTACCCCAGTAGAATTAGACGCAGAGCCAGTAAGCCCGATAGGACGAAGACCATAGGCAGTATTTGAGTTTGCCATTTTAGTTTCTCCTAATTAGGGCAGTCCATTATCTTTTTGGACCACCGAAGGTTACACGAGATTGACGATCAGCATTGCTGATCTTCATGGTTGAGTGTGCATTCTCGCGCATCATATCGTGATCTACCGCTTCCATTTGGTCCCGACTACGTTTATTAAAGTAATCAGTCCTCTCGGCTACAGTTTCTAACGGTATTCTGGCAAGAAGCAGTCCGCCTACTCCAAACACACCTTGATATTTACCTGATTCGACAACTGGCGATTCAAAAT